AGATTCTCCAACATGTTTAATGACATGCTGAAGACCCAATTACTCCTGAAGAATGTAATTACTCCAGAAGATTGGGAGATGATGAGTGAGCATATTCAATATGACTTCCTCTATGATAATCATTTCTCAGAACTGAAAGAAGCAGAACTTCTCAATGAGAGACTGACTCTTGCTCAAACTGCTGAACCATACATTGGTAAGTATTACTCTCAGGATTATGTTCGTCGTAAGATCTTACGTCAGACTGACATTGAGATTATTGAACAGGATAAATTGATCGCAAAAGAGATTAAGGATGGTGTAATCCCTGATCCAGCAACGATTGATCCTGCTACAGGACAACCTTTAGATTCAGCAGCAAGTATGGACTTAGGTCAACCACAGATGGAACCTGAGATTGATGCATCTGCCGCAGAACCTATTGAAATGCCCAAGGGTGGGGAGATATAAATACCCATAGTCGTACAGTATACAATTAAATGGATGACCTTTTAGATATGATCATTAGTGATGAGTCACCATCACAAATTAGTGATTCTATTAAAGATGTTCTCTATGCAAAAGCTGCAGAGAGAGTTGATGCTTTCCGTCCACTAGTTGCGAATGGTCTTTTCACTGGGGAAGATCAAATTGAAGTAGAGGATGAAGCACCTGAGACCACCGATGGTGTCTGATTTATAAATAACTACTATAAATGAACTCTAAAGAATAATGGGACATAAACCAGTAGGAGTTAACTCCTCTTTTGCGATTGCTAGTGGAGCAAACAGAAGAGGTGTTGATAAAACATCTCAGAAAACAGACTCGTTAAGAGTTCTGGCAAAAGGTGCAGGTTGTCACGTTGCTATTGGAACTCTTCCAACTGCAGCAGCAACAAATTACTATATTGCTGCAGGATATCCTGAGATTATTTCAATAGGGACAGTTAAATCAAACAGGGTTGTTGGTGTTACTACCACAGGAACATCAACAGTTATTGATTTTGCTGAGGGAACTGGTTCTCCTTTTGAAGCAGGAGATGCGGTCACGTTATCAGTAACGGGACAAAGTTATCTTGATTTTACTCATAAAATTGTTTCTTCTGTGAATACTTCTGGTGGTGAAGATGGATTCTTTAGTACAAGAATTGTAGTAGATCATGATTATGGTGTTGGATATGCACACACTAATGTAATTGGACAAGCAGAATTGAGAGGCTCCTTTATGGTTGCTGCATATGGTGATGGGACTGGAACACTTCATTATCAACAAGTACAAACATCAGGAGGAGCAGGATGAAACTGATTAGAGAAGAAATTGAATCAGTAGAGTTCCTTGTCGAACAGAAAAACGGCAAGAAATCTATGTATATTGAGGGAGTTTTCCTTCAGGGTAACATCAAGAACCGTAATGGTCGTATGTATCCTATGGAGACACTTCGCCGCGAGGTCTCTCGTTATAACGAAAACCATGTTCAGGCAGGTAGAGCACTTGGTGAACTTGGTCACCCCGATGGTCCTACCGTTAATCTCGATAGAGTATCACACAAAATCGTATCTTTGAAGGAGAACGGATCTAACTTTATTGGTAAAGCAAAGATCCTGAACACTCCTATGGGCAAAATTGCGTCTTCACTTATTGAAGAAGGCGTAAAACTCGGCGTATCTTCTCGCGGTATCGGTTCATTAAAGGCTACCCGTGAGGGTGTTAACATCGTCGGTGATGATTTTATGTTAGCAACTGCTGCTGATATCGTCGCTGATCCTTCTGCTCCTGATGCATTTGTTGAGGGAATTATGGAAGGTAAAGAGTGGGTATGGGATGGTGGCATTCTTCGTGAGAAGTATGCAGAAAAAACCTATAAAGAAATCAACACTCTGGTAACCCAGAAACAACTTGACGAGAAAAAGTTAAGTCTGTTTAATGATTTCCTTGCGAATCTTTAATTTTATAAATAAATATAGTTTTAAATAACGGAAAAACGGAGAGTTAAAATGTCTCGTGGCAAAAAATTACAAGAAATGGAAGTAAAGACACAGCAATCCCGCACCGCTGTTAATGCTGGAGCAAAGCCTGCTGATCCTATGCCCAAGATGGCAGATCCTGGCACTCAGTTAGCAGGGGTAGAGGATCTTGGTGGTCCTACTCCAGAAAACTACAAACCCGATGATGATTCAGCAAAGCTGAACACACCAGGTAGCACCCTTAAGCAAGTTAAGGATGTAGTAACTAAAGGCGCAGGCAAAGCAGATCCTATGAAGAAGATGAAGGAAGAAGAAGAACTCTCCGCCGAAGAGACCATCGAAGAGGAAGAAGTTTCCACTGAAGATGTTGTCGCTGAGGAAGAATCCGTAGAAGAAACTGCAGAATACGACATCGAAGAGGACGTTAACGCTCTCCTCGGTGGCGAAGAACTCTCTGAAGAGTTCAAAGAAAAAGCAAAGACCATCTTTGAAGCAGCAATCAATTCTAAGGTTGCAGAAATCAAAGAAGGACTGGAAGCACAATACCAAGAGAAGCTCGCTGAGGAAATCGAAGCAGCAAAAGAGTCACTCGCTGAGCGTGTTGATTCTTATCTTGAGTATGTTGCTGACGAGTGGTTTGAAGAGAACGCACTCGCAGTCGAAGCTGGTCTTAAGACTGAGATGACCGAATCGTTCCTTGAAGGAATGAAGGGTCTTTTTGAAGAACATTATGTAACTATTCCTGAAGATAAGTATGATGTGCTTGAGAGCATGGTAGAAAAACTAGATGATATGGAGACAAAACTCAACGAGCAGATCGAGAAAAATATCTCCCTCAACTCCCGTCTCGCAGAGTCGGTTGCTGATGGTATTCTTGATCAAGTCTCTGAAGGTCTTGCACAGACTCAGAAAGAGAAACTCGCCTCACTTTCCGAAAGTGTTGAGTTTGAAAGTGAAGAAGAATATCGTGAAAAACTGGAGACACTTAAGGAGTCATATTTCTCCTCAAAACCACAGTCTTCATCTGCTAAAACCGAAACCCTCTCTGAGGGTGTAAACACCGCTGGAAACGAGTCTTACTCTGATTCCATGGCTGCCTACATGAGAACCCTTGGTTCTTTCGGTAAGCAATCCTGAATTTAATATTAATTCAAACTATTTAAACACTTTAAAGGTAAACGCAAATGTTCCAATCTGAACAGTTGCAGGAAAAGTGGGCACCTCTCCTCAATTATGAGGGACTTGATCCAATTAAGGATCCCCATCGTAAGGCTGTAACAGCCGTCCTGCTGGAAAACCAAGAAAAATTCCTCCGTGAGCAATCTGCCTTCAACGAAGGTGGAATGCTTAACGAAGCAACACCAACAATGAGCACTGGCTCTGCCGCAGCTAAACCAGGTTTCTCTGGTAGCGCGACTGCCACTGGCCCAACCGCTGGTTTCGATCCCGTTCTGATCTCCTTGATCAGACGCTCCATGCCTAACCTGATCGCTTATGATCTGGCTGGCGTTCAACCAATGAGTGGCCCTACTGGACTCATCTTCGCAATGCGCTCCCGTTATGGTACTAACCGTACCACTGGCGATGAGGCATTCTACAACGAGCCCGATTCTGCATTCTCTGGACAACCATTTGGCCGCGACGATGCTAATGGTTTCAGTGGTACTGCCACTGGTATGGGTACTACTTCTCAGAGTGGAAACAACCCATCCGTACTGAACCCAACCAGCACCGCAACCCAAACCGACTTCAACGTTGGACAAGGTATGCGTACCGACTCCGCTGAAGGACTGGACACTGGAGCAGACGCATTCAACCAGATGAACTTCTCTATCGAGAAGGTCACTGTTACTGCTAAGTCCAGAGCACTGAAAGCAGAGTACTCCTTAGAACTCGCTCAGGATCTGAAGGCAATTCACGGCCTGAATGCTGAAGCAGAACTCGCCAACATTCTCTCCACTGAGATCTTGGCTGAGATCAACCGTGAAGTCATCAGAACCATCTATAAGGTTGCTGAGCAAGGCGCTGTATCTAACGTCGCTAACGCTGGTGTATTCGATCTCGACGTTGACTCTAACGGACGTTGGAGTGTTGAGAAGTTCAAGGGACTCCTGTTCCAAATCGAGAGAGATGCGAACGCAATCGCACAAAGAACTCGTAGAGGAAAGGGCAACATCATCCTCTGCTCCGCAGACGTTGCTTCCGCCCTCACCATGGCTGGTGTACTTGATTACACCCCTGCCCTCAACGCTAACCTCACCGTTGATGACACTGGTAACACCTTCGCTGGTGTTCTGCAAGGTAAGTATCGTGTATACATCGATCCTTATTCTGCTAACCTCACCTCTTCAAACGGAACAGGTGGCAACCAGTATTACGTTGTTGGTTATAAGGGTACTTCTCCTTATGACGCTGGCATCTTCTACTGCCCATATGTACCTCTCCAAATGGTTCGTGCCGTTGGTGAGAACTCCTTCCAGCCAAAAATTGGATTCAAGACTCGCTACGGCCTCGTCGCGAACCCATTTGCTGAAGGAACCACTCAAGGCGAAGGCGCTCTTACTACTAACGCAAACCGTTACTACAGAAGAGTTGCTGTTAAGAACCTCATGTGATCTAAACTCACAAGAGTCTACCTGGGAGTCCTTCGGGACTCCTTTTTTTATGTCGATAAATAGTTAGAAAATTCAGGAAAATGCCTTACCATATTAAAACACCAAGTGTATTAAATCCTGCTATTGGTGATGTTTACTATAAAGAGAATGATACTTGGACTGAAACCTATGCAGATAGGAAAGTCTATGAGAATGAGTCTGATGCCAATGCTCGTAAAAATACAGTTGTCACCAGAACTTTGGGTGACAAAACTATGACGTACACACCAAAACATTGGGCTAATGCCACTGTTGTAAGTGAGTAATCATGGCAAATCCATACGATAAACAGGTATCTAATAGGAACTTTCTATCTCCTGTTGGTTTTAAATTTACCCTGGATAGAGCAAAAAAAGTTTCTTTTTTAGGAAACAGTGCGAACATTCCAGGATTGACTCTTGGTGTTGCCAATCAAGCAACTCCTCTTAAAGATATCGATACTCCTGGAGATAAAATTTTATTTGATGATTTTACTCTAAGATTTCTAGTGGATGAAAACTTAGAAAATTATCTAGAGGTATACAATTGGATACGTGGTTTAGGATATCCAGAAAGTTTACAAGAAATTATTGATTTTCAAAGAACTGGAAAGGTAGATAAAAATCCTTATGGCAAGGAAATGGACATATATTCCGATGGAACTTTAATAATTCAAACAAGCAATTTTGTTCCAAATTTTCAAATAAAATTTAGAGATTTGTGGCCATATTCTTTGACAACTTTAAATTTTGATGCTACCGATAACGACATTCAATACTTTACAGCAGACGTAACTTTCAAGTATACTATATTTGATATAACTGATTTAAGTGGCAAACCTTTATGATCGATCTTGATAAACTTCAAGAGACGTGGGAAAAGGATTCTAAGATCGATATGGATAACCTCCATACAGAGTCAACCAATATTCCCACTCTCCATGCGAAGTATTTTGAAATGTACAATACTATCTTTCTGATGAGAAAGAAGGCAGAACAGCAGAAGAAAAATATTCGACACGAACGGTATGAATACTTCAGTGGTAAAGCAGATCCTGATGTATACATAGAGAACCCGTTTCCTAAAAAGATTCGCGACAAGGATACAATGCAGAAGTACCTTGACGCTGACGAAAAATTGTCTACAGTATGTTTGAAGATCGATTATTATGACACTATGCTTGTTTACATCGAAAGCATATTAAAGCAAATAACCAACAGAACCTACCAAATTAAAAACGCAATAGAGTTCATGAGATTCAATGCAGGACTAGGATGATGGAAGATGACAGCTACTACCATTTAGAATTGCCGATTGAGGCAGTTCGTATCGTTCACAAAGGACTCAAGATAGCATGTGAGAAGTGGGCAGGTGGAGATCCTATGGAACAAGAGGATCTAATTGCAATGAGAGATCATTTTTATAGAATTACTTTAGAACATACTTTTACGGATATGTAATAAATACCTGTAGATGAATGGATCTATGTGATTGATACAACAGCAAATCTTGTTATATCAAAATCCAACGAAGTATTTTTAAAAATTAATACTGAACCTCATATTGAATATGAACTTAGAGATCACTTTAAGTTTGAGGTTCCGAATGCAAAATTTATGCC